AGCTTGTTCGGCGGCAACGGCCCACACGGCAAATGCGGACATACGCGGCTTTTCAGCCAGCACTACATTACCATAGTTTTGCGTAGCAATCAATGCCGCATTCATGAGGGAGCCTAATAGTTTTGAGTGCAGCGTGCTAAAGGTTTCCCAGAACTCGAAGTCGTCGCGGCGTTGGCGCGGGTCGATGCGGGGAAGGTGGACGTGGATGGAGCGGTCCACAAGGTCGCCGCGTTCGACGACGTCAGGAATGCCGTTCATGGCTACAGGGCGGCAGACGCGCACGGCAGACTCTTCGGCGTTGGTGTAGAGCGCGCGACCACCTTGAGCGCCAGTGCCAGTGCTGATGACGCAGAGCGCGTCGGACATCTTGTTGGAGATGTAGGACACGTTGTCGTAAGCTAGGATGAAGGAGTTGCGGACCATGGCTTGTAGGTCGCGTTGATCTTCGGGCGGGGTACGCATATCGAGGGCATGCGGGTCGATGATGCGGCGCAGGAGGCGCAGGACGGTGGACTTGCCGGAGCCTTGCTCGCCCGATATGGTGAGGACCGGATAGGGACCTTCAGGGCGCATGCAACCGAGGAGCCACGCTGTGAGGAGCATTAGGTTGTCGTCGTCAGCAGCAATGAAACGGCGCAGCAGGGAGGGGAATTCGGAAGCGGGTGTGGAGAGGTCAGGGTCCACGAGGGGCAGCATGCCCGCACCACGCAGGAGGCGGATGTGGGTGGGACCGCCGGAGATACGTTCGATGCCGGAGGAAGTAATGCACCACGCATCGTTGAAGTCGTTGCCGATGTCGATGTAGAGTTCGCCGACCTTGCCGCCGATGCGGATGGAGTCCTTGAGCTTGCGACCCTGCGTGCGGACCCAATGCGAGAAGTAGGTTTGGGCCGTGTTCAGAAGATCGCTATTGGGGACGATGCTGATTTGGTCGACGCAGAAGGAAGTGAACCAGCCCCGGAAGTCGCAATGGCCTGCGGGCGAAACGGACAGCGAACGACGGATGCCTCCCTCAGTGTAATCAAGAAAGAGGCGCCCGTCTTCTGTGGTCCATGGCGACAGTTGTTGCTTGGCATCATTGAGGAGTTGAATGCGGTTAGTTTTGTCGGACATGATGTGGCTCCTAGGTTAGGAGCGCAATATACTCGCGGGTGAGAAGCCTGTCAACATTCTCACCAAAGCTCACTGCGGCTCATCGGGCCAAGTGATTTCCCACGGGAAGCCGGGCTGTGCTGTGATGTCACGCAGGGCTTGACGATAAACTGCCCATGCAAGATCGTCTACAGGTGCGTCCGAAAGCTGAGTCCAATCGCAGGCAGCAAGACGGGCGTTGCGGTCAGCACGAACAGCAGCAGCTTGGTCGGCGTCCTTAGCAGCTTTGTAGGCAGCTTCTTGTTCGGCGGCAGTGGCTTCGGGCGTGTCGGTGAAGACCGGACCAAGGATGTATTTGGTATACCACTTGCCAGCTAGCTGCTCGACGCCCGAACGCACAGAATACTGATAGACAGTGCCGCCCGTAGCTTGGGGACCTTCGAAGACGATGTCGCCGCCCAGGCCGTTGATAGCTGATTCGGTCAGGGGGACGGGAAGGCTGGTGTTAGGGAACATGGCCCGGAACTCTTGCTCCTGAACGACTGCTCCAGTAGATTGAATGCGAATTTCCATGATGTCCTCTTATGCAATTGCCAAAAAGATGAATGTGCCGCCGTTAGCATTGAGTGCTGCTGGCGCTGTGCTGCTGAGTTCGAATCCCGCGCTGTAGGTGTCAACGTAGTCTGTGTTGGTCACTTCGGAGCCAGTAGTATTAAGGCGATAGTATGGATCATTACCCGCCACAATCCCACGCGCAGTGTCCCACACATACCAATCGCCGGTGCTGTCGGTGCGCTTGATTAGGACGAACCTTGCACCGCCAGTAAAGCCGCAGTCGATCTGCTTTGTGGTGCCAGTGCCAGTGTAGGAGCCAACCTTCGATACGCCTGCGACTGTGGCGAAGAGGTAGGCGACAAAATCAGTCGCTGTTCTATTTACTCCAGTTGCATTACCTAGTGTAAAAACAGAACTTGTGGGAGAAGTATTATTCCAGAGAGAAGAGTCAGTAGCTGCCGCAGCAGTTGAGTTCAGCACTAGATACTTTGTAGCACCTGTTCCAGAACTGTAAACGTACCAATCCCCTCCCGTTCTTTGTCTTGCGATGATGAGTTCAGGCGCTACCGTCAGATTATGCGTGACAGTCCTTCCTGATGTTCCATTCCCCGTATAGCACACCACATCAAAGAAGCCTGGAGCACGACGGAAGGCATATGTTGCACATTCATTACCGAAGGTATTCCATCTGTAGCTTGTATTTGATTGCCAAAAACTAGATGGGGGTACAGTCGTGTTTTCTGCTGCGGTGCTAGTTGTAACTAAAGAGTTACCACCAAGAAGTCTGGCGCCAATATAAGTTCCTGAAGTAGCCGATCCGGCTGGTAGTTGAGTGTCCCATGCCGAATCTAATGGGAAGTTGGTTGTGTATGTTGTTACGTCAGAACCGTAATTAGCAGCAAACACACTCGTCCCCACAGTCGGCGTCTTCATCGGGCCACGGCGGATGGCGACATAGATGTAGGAGGAGCCGTTAAAATTTACATCATTGTCTGTATCAACGACCTTAAATCCTGTGGATGTCGGCTGTATATACATCACACCAATTTCAGCATTGTTTAGATTTGGTTGGAGAATCTGTTGGCCCGATGAAGTTACGGGAAATCCACGCATATTGTCGGTAATAGTCCAACGTGTACTAGCATTTGTTGCCTGTTTAATAAGAACCCACTGAGGCTCATATCCAAGCGTAATTGTTGGCCCAGTAGCAGAACCATTCCCCGTATAAGAGCCACAGCTAATCACATTGTCCGTGCCGGTAGCGCCAAAGCCGCCTGCATCATGGGCAAAGAGATAGGCGACATAAGTTCCAGCATTAGCGTTAACACCAGTAAATGTTCCAACAGAAAAGTTTGTAGATGTTGGACTTGTATTATTCCAATATGATGGGTCGGCATCAAATGCCGCTGTTGTATTTAAAAATAAAACACCAGTATTTCCAGTAGACCTGTGATAAGTAACCCAACCACCAGTTGTATCTGTGCGTTTAACAATAATACAGCCGGGAGTTGCGCCAAGATTGTGAGATATAGTTCTATTAGCCCCATTCCCCGTATAAGTCACAACATCAAAAAACTTCGGCTGTTTGCGGAAGGTCCAAGAGGCGTAGGTGCTTGAAGAATCGTTAATTCCACTAGATGAACCTATCGTAAAGCCGGAAGTCGTAAATGCAGTTAACCCGGTTCCAACAGTTGCTTCAGCGTTTGTCAGGTTGGAATAAAGAAGTTTACCAGTCCCTCTGGCTGTATCGTAAAGCTGATGGTCTAAAGCAAACGTCCGGCTTTTCATCCAAACCAGACCGCCTTTTGTGGACAGATCAATCCCATTCGTGATGGTTTGCGTGGAGCTATTGCCCGTATAAAGATACGTCGAGAACACATCTTCGATGTAGACTGGGGCTGAAGCGGCGTTAGTGCCGAGGAGGGATTCAGCGAGCAGCATTATTTGGAGTCCTGCATGGATTGGACACCGCGCCAAATGACGCCACCATCATCGGTGATGAACGTGAAGACATCGGTGCCGCTGGTTGTGATAGTGGGGACAGTACCGCTGGGCCACTTGACTGCGGAAGGCCATGTGTTAGTGTAGCCGCCCCCATTCGTAAGCTCTAGGATGAAGCCTGCTGCCACGGTGCTGGTAGGAGGATTGGCGAAGACCCACGAAACGCTACCGCTTACGACGGCTGAGAAGAAATTGGAGTTGGCGAGATCGAGGGTCGTGGTAGCAGATACGTTAGCGAGGGAGGTCTTGGCAAGGGTATAGCCTGAAATGGCCGACAGTGCGTAGGACCGTATCAAAGCTGCCGTGATTTGGCGAGAACCGAAACCGGATGCTGAGACCTTAGAGGTTTCGAAGCGGTCAGTAGCCGAGACGGCTGTTGCGGAGGTAAGGCCGCTGATTTTATAGGTTGCCATGTCAGTTCCTTACTTGCTGTCTTTCATGGACTGCACACCGCGCCAGACAGTGCCACCGTCATCCGTGATGAAGACGAAT